ATATTGCCATTAAAACGCCTCCATATATTTTTTATATATTTTATCATTTAAAAAGTTAATTTTCAACACAAAGTCAATTAAATAGTTACCAAAAAGATTGTTGTTTGATTGTATATTTAGACAAAAAAGTTTTTTATTTTACTCACTTTTATAACAGATATTTAAAACATTAAAATGGTAATAAAAAATTTTTTATATTCACTTGACATTCGCCTTAAACAGTTTTAAAATTCTATTTGTAAGTTTTAAACTTGATTTTAAAAACAAGGAGAGGTAACTCATGAAAAAACTCTATACAGGTAAAACAAAAGACGTTTATGAACTCGATAACGGTAATGTTATGTTAAAGTTCAAAGACGATTGCACAGGTAAAGACGGCGTATTTGACCCAGGTGAAAATGCTGTTGGTCTTACAATTGAAGGTATTGGTAAAGCAAATTTAGAAACTTCAGTTTATTATTTTGAAATGCTCAAAAAAGCTGGTGTTAAAACTCACTACGTTAGCGCTGATATTGAAAACGCTACTATGGAAGTTTTACCTGCTACTGTTTTCGGTCACGGCCTTGAAGTTATCTGCAGACTTGTTGCTACTGGTAGCTTTATCAGAAGATATGGCGAATATATGGCAGACGGCACTGTTTTAGAAGGCGGCTACGTTGAATGCACATTTAAAAACGACGAAAAAGGTGACCCACTCGTAACAAGCGAAGGTCTTGCTGCTCTTGGTGTTATGTCTGAAGATATGTTTAAATCTATGAAAGAACAAACACTTAAAATCACAAAAGTTGTTGCTGATGACCTTAAAACAATCGGTCTTGACCTTTGGGATATTAAATTTGAATTTGGTTACAATAACGGCGAAGTTATTCTCATTGACGAAATTGCTTCTGGTAATATGAGAGTTTACAAAGACGGAAAAATCGTTGAACCAGTTGAACTTACTAAATTAATTCTTAATAGATAAATCATTTGTTAAGTATTAGGGGTTAGGTTTTAGAAAAATTAAAGGTTCTATCATTTAAGTTTACGAACTAAAATGATAGAACTTTTTTATATCCAACAACTAATAACTAATCTCTAACAACTATTATTGCATCAAAACCTGCTGCTTTAATTTTCTTTAGATAGTTCTCTGCATTTTTTCTATTTTCGAAAGCACCTACCTGAACTGTGTAGAGTGTTTTTTCTTTTTCTTCATTTTTTATTGTATCTTCTGTACTTACACCATAATAATCACAAATACCTTTTGCAATAGTTTCGCCAATTAATTTAGTATTTTTTATAATAAAATCGGAACCTTCTTTAGTATCGTGAAACTCACATTCACAATAAACAGTAATACCTTTTGCGGAGTTCACTTCATAAAAAGACGATTTTTCTATCAATTTCTCGGCAGATTTACCAGGTGTAATTGGTGCTAAACGGTTAAAAACCGCCTGACCTACCTTTTTTCGCTCACCTGTTAATGAATAAAGTAAAATTTGCGTACCACCGGTTACATTATGCTTTGCAGTAGCGTTGGTGTGAATCGCTAAATGAATATCTGCGCCGAAAGCATTACTTTCTTTAACACGCTCGTACATATTATCGTTGTAAGTGCATTTAACGTTAAACCCTTTTGCCTTTAAAAAATTGTAACACGCACGTGCAATTTTGTGACATTGTTCTTTTTCATTAGTTCCACCAGTTGCATAAAGGTTTGCTTCCTGATTGCTTGGAGAAATATAAATTTTTTGTGCCATTTTATCACCTTTTAAATATTTTCACTATTATAATATGTAAGTGCGAGTTCACTGTCACTTAACCCTTTTGTTGTAGGGTCAATGACAACACCCATTAAACCAAGGAAGTTTACTATCACGCAAAGCGAGTCGAATAATTCCGACTCTGATATTTTAGGAATAATTTCAAAAATTTCTAACGTTTTATAAACAAACGAAAGAACAAGTGCAATAAAACTTATTAAAAACGCTTTGTTTTTAAATCTTGCTTTCCAGTTAATTTTAATAATAATCGCCACCTTATTTATTTTTTTCTAAATTATTAATTCTGTGATTTATAATTTTAACTTGTTCTTCTACTACGGGCATTCGTTTAGCAAAATTATTGTGCTCACGCACTTCTCTTGTAAGGTCTTCGAGCTTCGTATCAAGCACAGCCTGAGTCTTTTCAACGTATGCAATAGCTTTTGTGCTACCAATATAACTCGACATAAAACCACTGATTATTGCTACAAAACCACTGATTATTGCTATAAGAAGTTCGTCACTCATACTTATTAATTACTCCTTATTGCTTGTATTACTATACTTGTAATACATTTCTTTTATGTAATTCTCATAACTACCATATTTTTCTTTAGAACTTGGTTTACCATAAAATTCTCGTTCAGTCAGAATACCTGAATTACCCGTTAAGTAAACAAATTGTTGATATGTTTTTGGTATAATCAGTGCTTGTGTACCGGTTGTGTCGGTTTTGTCTTTGCTACCCGAACTTGAAGACGAATTACTTTTTGAAACAGATAAATTATAACTTCTGTCTTTGTTTTTCTGGTCACGCTCTGCTTCGGCTTTTTTAAATTCTAATTCCTGATTAAATTTATCTTTTGAAAAATTCAATTCATCGTAAAATTGTTGTTGTTCTATTTCATCAAGATATTTTTGATAATTGTAATCTCTGTCATTTTCAAAAGAGTCTAATTCATCTAAAAATCTTTCGTATTCGCTTTCACTCATTTCAGAAACACGTTTCAAAAGGTATTCGCCATTTTTATAATAATCATCCAAAGCATCACTGTATTTCGCATAATCTGATTGCTCAAGTTCAGTCAAAACACCTAATTTTTCTAAGTTTATTTTTCCTTCATCCTGATAAACTGAATATGCTCTATCGTATAAATCAAGAGCAATTTCATTAAGATTATTAAGGTAATTATTATATGACTGATTACCCGCTGAAAGCGCATAGCTATTGGCGTAACCGCCTGTTAATGCCGTTGCATTCGCTATTGTATCCAACATCGCTTTTTTACCATTATTAACGTATTGTTCACGATACTGGTTATACAATGGGTCGGCATTAATATTGTAACTGAATTTTTCACGATTAAGAATACTATTTAAAATACTCTCAATTTCTTGTGAATATTTACTATTATATAACTCGGGTTTGTTTTGCTCCCAGTTTTCAAGATTTTTTTCGCCAGAAAGTACCGATTCGCTCTTCTGATATATCGGTCGATTTTTCTCGACCGGTTGTTTTATTGTACTCGAATTTGTTGTTGATATTGCTTGAGTCTTATTATTAGTTTTGCTTGTTACATTACCTGAAAGACTTGTCCATGTATTATCGCCAACAATACCATCGACTGCAAGACCTTTGCTTTTTTGATACGATTTAACTGCGCTTTGGGTTTTTGTACCGAATTTACCGTCAACATCTAAAGAATAACCTGCATTATTCAATGCTTTCTGAAGTTCTTTTACATCTTCACCACTCGAGCCATAAGATATCATTCTTTTTGCCATAACATTCCCCCTTCTTAATAAAATCCATTTATATAAATTCTTGTATCTTTCGGGATAACTGCTTCACTTATTAACTTTACAATGCCTGTTGTATCTATAAAGCATTTAATATTTTTATCAATATTGTAGTTTCCTGAGCAAACATTTAATGGTAATTTTGTATTTATTGAAATATTACTAAGTTCAAGTAAATCTACCCACGTACCAGCATTAATATCGTTAAGCGTGAGAAGTTCTGCTTTTATAAATGTCAACTGTAAACACGGAAAACTTTTTATATCACAATATTTTACGGAAAAACCGGCTCCTGAACTTGCTATATTATTAAGGTTTTCGCTCACAATTTGCCCTTTAACGTTAAGGTTATAGCCCACGGTTAGTTCGTTTTCATTTTCTGAATAGCACCCCAAGGCAGCACCCTTACCACCCTTTCTGATATTAAACGCTATATATCCACTTGGGAGTGTTCTTTTTATTTCAAATTGTTCAGATGATACCGCATCTTTGATATAAATAACGAAATCGTAGGATGAGTTTTGTGAAAAATCGCCGTTAATTATAAATGGATTCTGGGTTAAAAGTATTGGCTCTGAATATGTTGAGTCGCCATTCTTTTTATACTTTGCATAACAACGAACATAATTTAATCCATAAACTGAACTGTAATATGTAGTGAAATTCAACAATGCACTTGCACCATTTTCAGAAACTACCCCCGACGAATCACAACGCATTAAAGAATTACAGTTTATTGTTGGCGAATTATAAGCGCACACCTCGTAATTAAAAGTTTCTTCTTTAACAAATCCACGAGAATCTTTTATATGAGCAGTTATTTTGATTGTTCCTGAATCAGGTAATTCGAAATCGGCTTCTGTACCATACTTTTTAATATTACCAACGATTATATAACTTGAACTAACAGTAGCCCCAAGTTTTGCAATAATGGTATGAATTTTTACAGTTAACGTTGACCTGTTCTGCAATACAGCACTCCAGTTACCAGGAACAAGACCATTTTTATTTGCTATGACATTTACTAAATATTGTGGTAAAAAATTCTCTGTTTCGGGAATTTCAAAAACAATTTGTTTTTTTAATGAACCAATCGACTTTCCGTTACTGTATGTTTTTAGTGTTGCAGTTATATTACCAATTTTACTTTTAGGTAATGCTCTTGCCCATTCTTCCGGTATTGAAAATGAATATTCACTAACATTCTCGGGAATTGCAATTTTAGATACATAATCGCCAAGTTCCAAAATCAGTTTGTGTGAAAACAGTGGAGACTTTGAATTGATAGAAACTTTAATTTCTTCATCTGGTACAACACTCATTTTACTAAGATTAAATGACGAACTTCTCGGTATAGTTACGCATTGAAAACTGCCGATTGCGCTTCCCCCACCCAATGAAGTACCACTCATTGTAAATTCACCCGATACGTCAATAATAAGAGTTCCGTCTGAATTATGAGTAACATCACCAGTCCATGTAAGCAATGTAACCGTCGCGTTGTTTCGTGTATCAATTTTAAGATTCTTGCTAATCACAATATTTTCATCAATCGTAATTTTAGCAAAATTCTCGGTTTCGTTTAAATTATATGCAGACTCTGCATATCCGTCATTTCTTTTTAATTTTAATTTAAGGGTTACGTTACTCGAGTTATTTTCAATACTCTGTGAATTTTCATTAACCTCTAACCATATATTATATTTCGGACCAGCTTTACCACTGCAGGAGCCGTAAAATTTAATCGCCATAAGACCACTTAACCTCCAGTCCGTTGTCAGTTACATCAAATATGAAATATCCCTTTTCTGAATCACCGATTTTTATATAATCTATAATTTCTGCTCTTAGTATATAAAGGTTATTTCCAGAAATATATGCAACTTCCGTTTTTCCTTGTAAAAATGATAATTTTTCGTTTGTAAAACGTGCTTTTATATTACTGTCACTTCTACCAATTTCAATACCAAATATTCCTGGTTCTAATTCGCCTCTTTTAATATAGGCGTCAAGTGAATAAATTAATTCTGAAACAGTACCACCTAAAGTAGATAAATCTTCTTTTGCATTTAATACAGACGTTGCAAAATTTTCTGTTATATTTTTTGAAGTCTGTGTTATTTGTGAAGAAATAATTTCAGTAAATTCATCGAACTCTGATTTTTTCGAAAAAATATTTTCGATTTGTGAAATAATTGCTTCTGCCCTTAAATTTAATTCAGAATTATTTTCTTTTTTATAATTTTCTAAATTATTATTTGCAGTTTCAATATTACTCGAATTAAGTGTTATTGCATCGGCGTTTTCCTTGATAACACTTGCTGTTTCGCTCTTATACTCACCGAATTCAGAAATTGCTAAAAATTCTTTTTCTGCTTTTGAAAAAATTTCATTTTCACTATTTTTTATTTCAGTTTTACAATTTTCGAAAATTTCATTAGCAGTAATTATTATTTTATTTTTTAAATTTTCGAATTTTTCTTTATTTTCTTTTATCAAATTTTCGTATGATATTTTTTCTTCTGATTTTTCTTCGATTTTATTTTTTATATTTTCTTTTAAATTCGAATAATCAATATTACTCAATGCAAACGACAAGCACTCGTTTAATTCATATAAATAATTTTTTAATAAATAAAATTTTTCATCGTCAGAATATTTTGAAGCAGAAATATTCGGTACACTTAAATTTAAATCGTAAATTACTTCTCACTTCCTTTTTCAATTTTTCGTGAAATACTTAAAATTTTAATATCACCAAAACCTTCAATTTTAATTTTTAAATGGTCGCATCTTGGTGTAATAAAAGGAATATTTATTGAGCCTGTTTTTTCAAAATTAAATTCACCTTTTTTTACCCATTCGCCACTCGAATTATATTGAAAGAAAACCGAAAGCGTAGTATTTTCAACAACTATCGCCCTTATATTAATATTGGAATAATATTTCTTTTCAGGTAAATCCAATCCCCATAAACCTCTTTCAAAATTCCACGAAAAATCATTTTCAATATTATATCCTGCTAATTCTCCTGAAAAATTACCATATTTATTTTTACTGTCAACCAAATATAATTTTTTATTTTTATCATTATTTTCACAAATAAAATACAAATTTGAATTATGAGAAATAAATTCTTTAATATTTATTTCATCTTCTTTATGCCAGATGTTTTTTTGTTCATCATAAGTAAATAAAAATCTTTTATTATTTTTATTTGTCATACAAACGTAATATTTATTTTTAAAATTACCTGCAACCGCATTAAAATAATAATCATCAGAAAAATTATCAAAAATTGAAATTGGTAAACCACCATCGTACATAACAATTCCATTTGGTGATTTATAATATAAAGTTTCATTTACAGTAATTAATGATTTTTCGCTACCTTTCTGAACTCCACGAATATAATTTGTATTTACCGTGTATGGTGGGTTGCTTCCGTATATTTTATGAACACAATTCTCCTTAAAAAACAGAACATATCCCTTATAACTTATAGCACCAGTAAATTCACCATCACTACCGACGCTCACAGCGTAGCTATCTGAAGCTATACCCATATATGATTGCCAGTTAGTTGGGTCACCTAATTTACAAGCAAAGATTTCATTTGTTTCTGAAGAACACCCCCACACTCTATTACCATTTTCACAGAAAAAATCCATCTCCGGAACTCGTCTTTCTATTTTTAGTGGTGTGTTCTGAGAGAAATTTTCTTTCAAAATCCCCGTAATAACAATATAGTCATCTGCTTTATCCCATATAACAAAAGTATTATTCAACTCGTTATTTTCACATCCGCTAATTGTAACACTATCGTATTGATTAAAGTTTGTTCCTATACCGGAATAAGCTATTCTGATATATGTAGTGCTGAGTGAAACCCAACTATCAGTAAATGTTGAATATTGCTTAAGTTCGTTTGGTGAAACCGAAGTATCTACCCATAAATCGTTTTCTTCTGGTGATACTGGTGGAGTAGTACCACTATAATAATCATTATAAAAACTACCATCTGATTTACATAAACCAAACGTTACTTCACTACCATCTGCCGTTAAAAATTCTGCTTCGAGTGAACCGTAATCATTTAAGTCATTTGTATTAAGATAAACTTTATCTGGAAAAACAAGAAGCTTTGCCCCTAAAGAAACAAATTGACGTTCTTTTTCAATATCAGGAAATGTCAAACCGGAAACTGCAAAACCACCATAGTATAGCGTACCATTATTTATATAACCAACTGAATTTTTAGCAAAAAGTCCGTGCAATCTTTCACCAGAAATATTGAACTCTGCTCTTTTGTTTCGTGGCGAAATAACGGGTGAATAATCACCCGTCATATTAGTTTCGTCCGAAAATTCGTTTTCTGCTATTCTGAAGTTTCTGTTGAAACCTTTAAACTTGGTTATAATTTCTTCATTTATTTTAAGATTTTCTGCACTTGGTTTATACATTATTTAATTCGACCTTTATTGAGTTTTTTATTTCATATTGATAATTGCGACTTACAAAACTTGACAACTCATAATATAAACGATTGAAAATTGCAGCAGAATTATTGTAGCGTTCAATTTCACCCAACATATAATTCATTTTCATTCTAAGATAAGAAATATAAATTTCTGCAAATTCATCTATCCCCGAAAGTGATTTAGTAAGAGCATCTTCAGGTAAAAAATATGTTTTTGATAACCCTTTTCTGCCATTATTAATTTCACTTGCTATTTTTCTATCAAGCTCTGAAAGCCATTGTTTTTTTATTTCATCTGAAACATCATTTTCAGTTTCGTTATTGAAAATTTCTAATGCTTTTAAAGCTGTCATATAACCACCTTAAATAGAGATATTATTATCAATATACTCTGCAGAAATACGCGCCATTTTCTCACTGTTCTTTATAACATCAGCAAAACGCTCTGGTACTTCTACGGTTTTACCTGTTTGTACCAAGATATTTTCACCATTTACAGAAACAAATCTTTCCGTATCATTTCTTGATTCCTTTGGAATAAATACTGAAACCATTTTTTCTTTTTTCTCTGCCATTTCAAATTTCCTTTCACCCGTAGCACAGATTTACTGTGCCACGGTTTTTTAATTTTTTTATCGTATTATTATCATTAATTTTCTTTAGCCGTACCACTGAACGTAGAGCCACTTTCGATTCTGATAATATATTCTTCAACAAGTCTTTTAGCCGTTTTAAGACCTTTCCAGCCGATTGAACTACGCTGATTGAGTGGGTCGTCACCATAACCTTTTTGTTTAACGATATGTTCAATACCACCACCTGTTACAGAAGTAACACCATAAGCATCGGCACCCAAAATAACAGTTGCAAATACTGCACAGTTATTATAGCCTTCTTCCCAGATTTTTGCTTCTGTTGTTTCAACGAATCGTACGCCACCAAGACAACCAATTTCGCCAGTTAACATATTTTCAGGAGTTGTGTATTTCTGCACTTCCATCCATTGATTACCGGCTTTTTGCATAAGGTCGAATGCAACGTAAGGGTGGATAATTCCGACGTAATAACCATCAATTTTAGGTGCATTCATTGCTTTTAATCTTGCCGCTGCTTTAAAAATGTCTTCTACTCTCAAAAGAGCGGTATTATTTAAACTTGAACGCATTGCAACGGTAGTCACAACACCATCTACTACCTTTGGTGCAAACATAACGTTATAACCACCAACGAGTTCATTACGCACGATAGTATCCATTGTAAGACCTGCCTGCGCCGCTAATTGCTTTGTTGCTTCAACGATTGTGTTATCAACAGCAGTAAGTTCGAGAACGTCACTTTGCTCAATATAGTCACCATATTGCTCAACTGTTGCTGTTACTGTTGATGCTGAAAGTTTTTTACCACTTGGTGTTACACCTTCTGTTAATGGGGTAAGCGCTTTAGGAAGAGAAGAAAACTTTCTGAATTCAATGATTTTACCACCATTTTTTGGAATATCACGTTTCTGACCGAATTGATCGTGAACAAGATAAGGTGAAGCAAGTGTAATAAGAGTCTTGTCATAGAAAGTTTTCATTTCTGCTGAAAGCGCTGTTGTTGTGTTTAAGTTTTCGCCTGTTGCGAATAACTGAAGATTTAATTTATAATTTGCCATATTTACTCCTTTTTAGATAGCATCAGAATTTTATGCTGACACCATTTTCTACTTTCTTTAATATTTTT